TTTTTAGTGTTAGCATCGACTTCATTGCCTGCCGCTTTTGCAGACGAGCCAAGCTCACTGGTAGTGTCAGAGAGCCTGTCCGTTGATGTTGTCGCTGAAGCACTTGCGGCAGCTAAATCATCAAGTGACTTTTTAGCTTTGTTAACATCGGTGCTATCAACACCTATCTTTAAGACTGCTTCAGTCACTTGATGCCTCCATATAAACAGCGTCAATCTGTTTTAGAGCAATGCGCTCCCATAGCTCTAATTCTACAGCATAAAACCAACAGAAATCCTGTACATCTTGCGCTGCCATTGGTCTTAATGACTTTCTGTCCATGCCTTGTCTTATCAGGCAGTAATAGCCCCACAAGTAGCCAGTCATCTCCGGCTCTGGCACTGCTTCTGCTAACAGGTCAGGCGTTTCGCCGGTCTGTCGCCGCAGGCTTTCTAAATGCACCCGCAGCGATTGCCCGTCATCTTGTGGCGTTGATAGATCAATTTCAGATTTAGCGTAGCTTGCAAGCCCTTGAATCAGGGCTTCATAAAATTTGCGTTGCTGTGTATTGCCGAATCAATTTGCTCTTTTACCCACGGCAGCGACTTTGATGTGTACAAATCAACGGCAGCATCCACACTATACGGATGTTCTGCGCCGTGAAAGTTAATCGTAGGCTTATCATCAGTGCGCCAGCTAATTGTGCAAAGCGATAACAGACGCACACCTTTCTCAATAGCGTCAGCGATAGGTTCAACCTTTTTCTTTTTAGTGGCTGCACCTTTAATGGATTGGGAAGATATTTCCCGCACTGCCGACTGATAAGTTTCAGAATAACGCCCAACAACAGTAACAAATATGCCCAGATCATCGCTCGTGACAGGGTGACGCAATTCAATTTCAACACCTTCGTTTGATCGTGTGCCAACATCAAATTCGTCTAGCGATAAAGTTTTTTTATCTTTCATTCGTATATCCTCGCGGTTTGGTTTAATGCCCTTACCGCCCCGCCGCTAGTCCGCGAGGACTAGTTGGCAGGACGGCAGGTACTCGGTTAAGCAACAGCACTGTCTTGGATTGTGATCGTTGTTTCGTCAAAAGCCAAAGCAGCACCGCCGTCTACGTTCAGTCGCGCACTAAAAGGATAAGTACGCATGATTGCATCGCCATCATCTGGTGAGTCACCAGTGATTCGGATTTTTGGGATAGAGAAGCCAACAAAGTCAGCAGCATCAGTCTCATCAGTTGCAGCAGCAACAATCAGGCTGATCTCAGTTTCGGCATCGTAAAGAGCCGACAGAACTTGATCACGCAGCATTGCCATAAACTGACCAGTCACTACGATCTGATTACGGAACACATCACCAGACTCGTTGCTTCCGATCTCTGCGCCTGTTGGTGCTGCACCATTAGCAATCTGTATATTCACAGCAGTGACAGGAATTGATGTGCCATTGATGAAAATACGACCGTTGATTGATGCAATGATGCCTGTCTGCGTTTCAGCAGTTGGGCTGGTCATTACCTGTGAGCCAGACAATGCGCGAGACAGGCCAGCCAGTGTAGCTGACATTGTTGCGTTGCCGCTTGCAGGCAGATCGAACGTCAGGCCAGAAACAATCATGTCGCTAAACAGATCAGAGTCAGTCAGGTCTGAGTAAAATTCCTCAACCTGCAAATAGTCCTTTGTGTGACCAGTTAGTGGCGGTTTTGCTTTCTTGCCTGGCAGTGTGAAGGTAACAGAGTCGCCTGCTGATGCACTGACAATGGCATCACCATTGAGATAGACACCAGTCATCACGGTTGCAGTAAGGCCAGTGATCAGGAAGTTCTTAGCATTGTTTGCTGCTGCCGTTGATGTGAAGCCTGTCCATCTGCCGACATCACCAATCTTTAAACCAGCAGTCAGGTAACCGCCAGAAGCATCAGTAAATGTGCCAGCGGATGCAGGAGTTACATCAGTGCCAGCAGCATAGGGAGTTGTGGCAGCAAATGCCGATTCAAGCATTGCTTCAACGAGTATCTTATAGGTTGCCGAGGACAACTCACCGTTGATTGTGCCTGCTGCTGACTTGAGGCCGTAGTTTTGACCGCTTGACTGGTGGTCAGAGCGAATCTCGTTGCTGCCGTACATGTCACGGCTTGCGGTAAAGATACTGGACGTTCGCCGCAGAACTTGACCAGTGCCAGAGCCTGGTACGCCAAGCCCAGTCTGTTTGCGGATGGTGGTGCGTTTAGCAATTTTTTGAGCAATGGCCATGATGGCTTACCTCACGTTGGAATAAATGATCTGAATCTGATTTTCATCAGCACAGTATAACGGTTATCTTCGATGCCTTTAGGTTCTATCTCAGGCGTTTCGGTTATGTTGACAGTGACCCCGCCACTGCTAACGGTTGACGCTCTTTCAAAGTTAGTGCGTATAAGCTCTGCTCTGGTCATCGCCGCTGACGATCCTGTGTTCATTGGGTACATTAACTTGACTTGCATGTAGCCCAATTCCTGATGTGACCTGCCGATCTCTGCGTTGTCAGGTCTGGCAAATAACACATGACAAATTTGATAAGGAACAGTTTGAGCAGGCGGCTTAAATGGCGCGTTTTCAAACGCCGTAGCAAGTGCTGGCGTGATGCTGTTCAGTTTAGCCTCTAGTGCTGCGCGAATAGATACTGTACTCATTGCTGTGCCTTTGCTGCGTTAAATATCTGTGCAAACTCAAGCTCTATTAATCCCACAATGCCAGCAGGAGCCTGAGTAGACCAACCGTTTTCAATGCGTTCAGCATAATCCAAATTGTTTGCAATCCAGTGTACGCCGTGTGCTTTACTGATGCTGTTTTTTATCTTTGCCTCTGTCGGCCTGCCAGATGGATCAATGTTGTCTAGTTCGCCTGCTGGCGGTGAACCAAACCCATATTGCCAGTTTCCTCTGAATCGACCTCCAACGTAGCCTTCTGGCGGGTCTCTGTAAGCAAGGTAATCAACATAAACGCCGTTATTGTTAAACAGCCATAAGCTAGGATTACCAACAGGCGACATATTAATAGCCCTGCTTGCGATCTCTGCAACAACACGGCGCACGACCTTGTTATGCTGTGCAGGCACTGTCTCTTTGCACCACTTGCTAACGTCCTGTGCAAAACTCATGGTTTCTTTATTGATGCTTTAAATAATATTTCTGTGCCAGCAGGGCTTAATGGTGTAACACCAACAAGATTCCACTGCGCCCCCTCTACAATAACAGTGTCACCAGGCAATGGATTCAAAGAACTATTATAAGCAATAATCATTGCTCTAAGGTTTGTTTCTATTAATGTGCCGGACATTAACCTGTCATCAAACGCTTCAACAGTTCCTTTCGATGCAGCAAGAATAACAGCCTTAGTAACCCAGTTTTGAGATGTAGACGTTGTCTCACCAGTTGCAGGGTTATACGCATAAACAGACCGTGTAAAAGAATAGTCCGAACCAAACTGTGTCAGCAGAGTAGTCGCTACCGCTTGCGTCGCAACATAGTCAAAGCTCATTTTCTCACTACCTGATTCCGAACATTGCCGAGCAAAGGAGCCAGCCGACCATCTACAGCAGGGAATCTGCGACCCTGAAAACTATATTGATCATATTCAACTTCCAGCACATCAACCTTCTGCCGCTTCACAACCTGCCCCTGCTCACCGTACAGCACACCTGTCAGCGTTGCGTAGGCAAGTTCAGCCTGTGCAGCTTTGACTTCCTCTGGCACTTCATTAGCTGGATAGTAAAGAAAGCCACCAATCACCTGTGCGCCGTTGCGGGTAATAAACTGATAGTCAGCATACTCAACCCAGTTTCGCGGCCAGTCCAGTGATTGCGTTGTGTTGACTCGTTCGCCCTTCCATCTCATGCGGTACTTTTCAACTAGGTACTCAGCAGACTTCACCATTGCTGCTTTTTTCTCGCCTATGCTCAGGTTTCCCCAAACTTCGTTACCGCGCCTTGCATGGTAATCGTTAGCATAGGCGATTGTTGCATAGCTGACAGCATCAGACTTTGCAGTACCGTCCTCAACAATAAACCAGTCGCTTGGTATCGTTACTGTATCAGCACTGGTTGCAGGCAGTGAGTCTCCGCTGTTGTTGGTAGCGATAACCCGAACCCTGAGCTTATAGCCTGTGTCGTTGGCAGTGATAATGTATTGATTATTAGTTGCATTATCAATATTAACAACAGTGCTTCCGACTCGCTGCCACTGAAAAGCAAAGCTCTGTGGTCCAGCAGACCAAGTGCCGGTAGTCGATGTCAGTGTATAACCGACCTCAACTGTGCCGCTGATTACTGGTAAAACGCTATTGACAGGAACGGCCATCAGATCACCTCAATCGACCCATGTTTGATTTGCAAACGGTAGTCGTTCAGCCTGCCAGTAAATGTTTCGCCCACTTCTTTGCCATCAACAGGCCGCACAACCTTAAGCATCACAGCATCACTTGATGGCTGCTCTACCTGCTCAACAACGTCTGCTGTTTTACGCTTTGTCGGTTTTTTCATCAGGTACGATCTCCAGTGATTTATGCTTTATCTGTCGCCGCACTTCAAACTCTGGCAACGTCAGTATTGTTCCAATAGGCCATTCACAGCCGCGATAAGTGAATAATGATTTAACTCTAACCTTAACGCAGCCATCTCTTGCGTCACCTAGTATCTCAGGAATCACAAAATTATCAAAATTCTCTGTAATTTCGTGCTTTGGATACATTCCAATCAATGCACCAGAAGCAACACGAACCTGACAACGCACCTCTGGCACAAAGAATTTGTGCATATCAATAATTTTCTTGTCGCCATTATAGCAATCATATCCTGCCATTATAACAGGATGCGCCCCCATTAGGTACGCCACCCAGACTGCCATGACTCCAGAATTGTACATTCTTGGATAGCCAGGCCACTTATGCATCTGGTACTGACCCCAGTGCCACGGGGATATTACCGGCGCATCAGAGAACTGCCTAAGGAAATGACGCATCTCACGCTTGTTTGCTGTGTGGATGTTGTCCATGCAAACAATGTAATTAACAGGCTTTAGCTTTGCCCCGTGATTGTTGACGCTGATCCAGATGTCTGCCTCGATGCCTTCAATATCCGATTGCAGAGTTTTGCCGCCACCCATCACGCAGATTCTTTTCCCAGCATGACGCATGATCAGGTCAGCCAGTGGAGCAGTTGGTTCAAAGTGCATTTTCTATATCCCACGGTCTAGGTTTGCCGTGAAAGCAGATTACCTCAGCGTCTGCTGGCTTGCCATGACGTTTATAGCTGTACACCTTTGCAATGCGCTGCCATCGTTTTGCTGAGT